ACCTGCGTGGTCACCATCTGTTCCAGCGGAACCTGGAGTTTTAATTTTAACTACATTAATTGCACCATCAACTGCCGCTGAACTTACTGTTGAATCTGTTCCAACTGCCATAAAATCTACAGATAAAAATTCTGCTTGCATTGAAGCAGTTAAAGTGTACATATATTTCCACTTATAACCGTCAGCAGTTAATTGAATAGTTGTTGATGTTCCAGTAGGTTCTACTGTAGAAGTAGCATTGTTATTATTATCTAAACATTTATAAACATTTCTTTGTGATGTTAATATATAAAACGTTGAGTCATATAAATTTGTAGCACCACTATTAGTAGTTGTAACTGTTGTTGTGCCTGTTGCATATTCACCAATATCATTTCTGTAATAATCATAAACTGTGCCAGTTGCCCAATTTCTTCTAGGAACTACAAAGCCAACATTTGTACTTGTAACTTTTTTACACGCCAACATATCATCATAAGTAAAATTTTGTGTATTAACATTATCGGCAGGTGTTACAGGTAATAAATCTGTTCCTTCGTTATTTGTTCTACCATCACCTCTTGTAGAAGTAGTAAATTCTTGTGGTCTACCAATTCCTAAATAAAAAGTATTTCCAGAGGCTTCACTTAAAGCTTCTTGGAATTGTTCACTATTGTGAACTCTAAATTTATTTGTTATAATCGCTGGCATTTATTATTCCTTTTCTTATATTTATACGAGTTTATACTAACCTATATACCTTATTACTATTTTAGCACTATTAGCAGGAGCTACTGTGAAAGTTAAAGTTGTTGATGAAATTTGATAATCGTCTGTAGGAATTAAACATAGTCCATCAACAAAAACTAGAATATTATCAACAGTACGTCCAGCAGTTATTGTAAATGTTAGTGTAGAACCATCACCTGTATTTGATTTATCTGTAGAAACTAAAGCAGAATTTTCTGTTAGTACTTCAATGTAACCTGTAGCAGTTGCAAAATATGGTTTACCTGTATCTTCAGCTAAAGCAGGAGAACCTGCATAGGATGTATAAAGTGGAAATTGAGAAAAATCTGGATGATTGAATCTTATAGCTGAATTTTCACCAGTAGTTACAAAATGAGCAAAACCAGTAATTGATAATCCACTTACTGTCGTAGCAGTAGAACCTAACGCAACATTTGTATAACCTAATGTTACAAAATCATTTGCTAATTGTGTATTTAAAATTCCAGCATTAGCGTCTAATTCTGTATTTGTAATATTTTGAATTGCAATTGATACTGAATCTCCAGTTACCGTTGTATTAATACCACCTCCACCTATAATTCCTAAAGTTTCACCTAAAGCAATTTGTGTAACAGTTGAAGAGTTGTCAACAATACTTATTGCTGGAAGAAGATTTGCATTTTGTATTGTATTACTTGCTATATCAATTGTTTTGTTTGTAAGAGTAGCAGTAGAATCGGCTGAAACATCAGCAGTTAGAGTTAAATCATTACCAACTAAATTTGTGCCAATACCAGTACCACCTACTATATTATATAATCTACCTTGGTCTATAACACTACCGTCACCTATAGCTGTATAAAGTTCATTAAAATTATCATTGATTATATCTCCACCGTCACGTAGGTTGCTACCTGTTCCGTCATTTGCAATTGATCCTATTGAAATTGATTGTTTAGCCATTTGTTCCTTTAAATTACTTTACTATTTATAAAGATTATGTTGAAGCATTATCAAAAGTTGTTGAAGTAGAACTAAATTCCGCTACTGTATTACTAAATAGATTTCTATTATATGTAATTGTTGATGGCAAAGCAAAATTCATCTTAATATTCTTACCATCTACGTGAGAAGTCATTAAGAAAATTCCACCTCTTCCATTTAAATTGGAATTTGTCCCAAAAACTTCTAATTCTTCTAACGTTTTAAATGTAATTCCGTGACCAGCAGTTGTTGAACCATATAGAGTATTTGCCCATTTATTAAGATTGCCCCACCTAGGACCTGCGTATGCCCATCCTCGTTTAACAAGAACACCATTAATAATTGACCTCTTTCTACTTGTATAATCTAAATCTATTGGTTCTCTTATTAATGTAATATCTCTTTGATTAGCAGCAAAGTGTTCAAGTGAATCTCCTTGTTGATATGATGTTCCACCTTCGTGAGCATTTGCTCTTAAAGATGTTCCATCATCTACTGTTCCTAATCTTCGTGCAAAAATTGTAGAGAATAGAGTATTAAGAATTGCAAATATTGGTATTTCAACTTCTTGTTTACCAGAAACAGCACCAACTAATGGTAATCTTCCTTTAGCACTTAATCTTGAAGTAATATCTACTTGACCAGTAAAATAAAATCCTGCTGTGTGCATTGTCTTTTTAAATGCGTCCCGCCATACTGAAATTGAACTAGCAACTTTTAATACATAAGAAAAATCTTGATAGTATTTACTGTCTTGTATTCTCATTGTTGTTTCAGAAAGCTTACCATCTTCATTAATAAATTTACCATCCGTATCTGCAACTGAAACAACATTAATTGAAGCAATAGTAGCGTCAATTTTTTTAATAGTTGCTGTACTACCTAATTGTGATGTTACCGTATCACCAACAGCAAAAGTACCAGTAACATTTTTAATTCTTAATAATCCTTTATCAAAATCAAATCTATCTGTTATTCCATTTCCACCACTAGAACTAGTAACAGTATTATTTGGTGAAAATGATCCTACAATACTTGTCAAAATACAACTATTATAAAATCCTAATTGTGGAGGTGTAGGTGCTAATTCATATTTCTTTCCTAATTCAATTGTTTTTAATTTTGTAATTCTACCAATTTCATCTCCCCACGCTTTTACAGTTGCTGATATACCTGCACTTGAGGTTACAGTAACACCTGGTAATGTAGAATACCTTGAACCATTTTGTAATAAAAATATATCTTCAATTGTTCCAATATTTTCACCACTTTCTTGCATAATGACATCACCAAAATATTGGTCATTTAACATTATGCCTGATTCTAACTTTATTTTATCTCCTGTACCATCTTCATTACTAATACCACCATTAACAATTTTTACAAACCCCTTTGCCTGCATTCCACCTGTGTCAGTATTATCAAAATTTAAAACATCTCCAACTTCATAATTCGTTCCTTTATTATCAATTATAATTTCTGTAAGTCCACCTGTACCAATTCCATCAATAGCAAATACAGCACCAGTACCACCTGCAACAAGTGAAAGAATATCAGCTGTAGTATTTAATGTACCATCATTTGTAATTACTTTTGTTCCTGGAATTCCTGTTATAGTTGCTTTAATATACCAATCGTCTGTATCAGAAGCAGTACCTTGTACTTGTTCTCCAACTAGAAATGTGCCTTGCATAGAATCACTATTTAATATAAATTCGGAAACTGTATCTATACCAATTTGATACGTTGCAACATTTTCAATAACTGCATAGGCGCCACTATCTGTACCAGTAATTGTTCTTCCAATTAATTGTGTTGTATCGCCTACTTCTGGAAGTACTCTTAAAGCTTTTAATGTATCAAATTTACCATCTGATACTCTTAATAATTGTTCTCTAGGATAAAATATTTGTGACTCTTCATTAAATAATATTCTAAAAAATATTTCGTGTCCTTTATTTGTACCTTTAGAACGATAAAGAGAATTAACATTTTTAATAAGATTTCTTTTATTAACATCATTTGCTAATGTATCTGGTAATGTTGCAAGAAACTCATCTCTAAAATTTGATAAAAAATTATCAATTACATTATCTGGATCTCTAAAACTAACTAGTTCAGCAATATTATTTACAGGATTGGGTGTATAATTATTTATTGTTGCATATGCATTTGAAGTTCCACCTACAACTATTTCTCCTTTTATAAATTTATTTTGAGCAGATATGAATAAGCGACCATTATCTAAATCTTCAGTTAAAATTGTTGCTATTGCGTTAGATGTTTGACCTGTTATAATTTCTCCACGAGTAAATTTTCCATATTCAGTACCAGAGTAAGTTTCAAAAATAAGTTTATCACCTATGTCAAGTGGTGTTCTTGCAGTACCTATAGCACTAGCATCCAAAACTAAATTATTTGCTTGTGCTGTTTCTGTTTCTAATAAAATACCTTCTGTAGATTTAACAGAAGTTACTGATAACTCAGCAGACTCTAGTAATTGGTAATAGACTTTAAGAAAATCAGCAAACTTTGGATGTTCACTAACTACAAATTCAGGTAGTTGACTAGAAAGTATTGTTGAAATTTTATCATTAAACTTTGCCATTTGTCATTAGTAGCTGGAAGTAGTTGTGTATCCTACACCTGCCTCAGCACTTCCTCCTACAAAACTATCAGCGGTAACTGTTATATTTGAATTCGCAACATCAATTTCTATAATTTGGTCTCTAACAGGAACAACATCATTTGAACTTGGTGTTACTGTTAATTGAATTATAGTTGAAGCTACTCCTCCTATATTTGTTATACTAGCAATATTTAAAGAGTCAATTGTAATTGCACCTGAACCATAATCAATTGTACCTTGTTTTGAATTTAAATAACTTTTTACACCACTAGCCAGATAAAATAATCTTACATTACCTGCACCATCATCATCAAAAAAGAATTCGTTATCATTGTCTTTAATTTTAAATCCTGTTGAACTTAATATCCCACCTGAACTTTCTAAATGTCCAGAATGTGGATTATATAATGCATTTCTAAAATAGATATTATACTTTGATGATGTTAAAATTATTGGTGTAAAATTTTTTCTTATTTTAACAGTTGTTATATTTGATAAAATACTTTCATCTGTTTCATCAATCAAACCTGTAACTTTTGAATATCTGAATATTGCGTCAAACTTTTGTAAAGTAGTTGAATTATAATTTGTTAATGTAGTAATGACATTTGCTTTTATAGTATCGGCAGTTTTTGCTGTTGCCTTTGCGTCATACTTAATATTTGAAGTAATTAATGTAGAAGTTGTTTCTGGATCTTTTATAACAGGTCTTACTGAAGCAACGTTATAAGGTTTTAATTGTGTTACAATATCTGTCTTTGTTGTATCAGTTAATATTGAACCTGATTTTGCTTTAATTGAAATATTTACAACACCATATTGTGGAGTTTCATCATCTTCTCCACCCCAAGCACTTACTGATAATGCATTTGGATAAATTGATTTAACTAAAGTTTCATAATCAGTTGCTGTAACTGCTCTATTTTGAGCACCATATTGTAAAGGTGCATTAAATTTTATAGAACTATTTGATTCGTGCTTTGCACCACCTTGAGAATTTGAATTAGTTGTAACAGTAACGTCTGTATAACCACCAACATTTCCTGATAATGAAAATGTTGAAGCTCCATTTGAATCTGTTTGATTAGTAACAACATATTCCATAATAACTATATTACCATCACTTAATTTTTTACCTGTAACACCATCACCAAAATAAATTTCATATTTTCCATCTATACCTTCTTGTATAAAATAAACTTTTGAATCAGTTGTTACATCATTATAACCACCTGCTAAAGTATAAACTGCTTGTGCTGTATCAGTATTACTATTTTGAACTATAACCTTTAATGTTGAAGTATCTGTAAAGGAACTAGGTATAATTAATTTTTGGTCTGAATCATTTACATCATAAGTATATTTAAATGTTACCAATGTTCCTTCATAAAGAGGTACATTTTCAAATTTATAAATTCCATCAACTGGTGTACTTGTTATATCTTCATTGTTTACATATTGATAATCTAAACTATCAACTGTAGTTGTGAAAATTGTTCCTTTCTGCATTGTAACAGATGGACCAGTTGCACCATTAATTAAAATATTAATAGACGCTCTTGGAGCTCTAGGAGATGAAGGTGTATACCCTAACATCTTTGCTAATGATACAATATTATTTCTAATATCAGCACTATCCAAATACATTTCATTAGTTGACATATTAGCAATATATGACAAGTAGTGAGTGTTATAAGATAATACATCTAATAAAATTGAAAGACTAGAACCATCAAAGTCATAATCTTGAAATTGTGTTTGACTTTGTAAAAATGTTTTTAAATTTGTTTTGATTTTATCAAAATCTAATTCTGATATTTGTAATTTGTGTTGTGACATTTTATCTTAACCTTTGTAAATTCATTGAAACTACTTGTGGTAGTGGTACACCTATAACAGTAAAATGTATATCTACACGTAACCTATTACTGTCAATATCATTACTAGCACTTATAATTTCACCAGCAACTTGGTCAAAATCATCTCCATTTATTACAATACCATTTAAATTAATTCTAGGTTCGTGATACATCAAACATTCTTCTATTTTTCTTTTTAAAAAGACATTCAATAATGGTGAATAATTTTCAAAAAGAAGACCTCTTATACCACAACCTAATTCAGGATGGAAAGGTCTTTCATAAAAGTTTGTTTGTACTAAATTTTTTACAGCTCTTTTAATAGCAATAACATCTTCAACTACATTAACATCATTAGTTACTGGATGTCTACCAAAATCTAAATCTATATCCTTGAATTTCCTAGATGACCTAGTACTAGTACTTTTAACATTAGGAGTCCAGTCGCTTAGATATGCTCTATTGCTTTGTGCCATAATAGTAATATTTATACGTTATCCTGCACGGACATTATTAGAACCTTGAAACATTGCTCCCATATCAAAAGAATCTCCAACCCTTGCAACACCTATACTATTTGCTCTAACTGTTGCTGAACACGATTTAACCATAGACATATGAGGTACACAACAAGGAGGTCCTGGTGGGCAAGGCACTAGTATAGTATGTGGTGCTGTAGGATCATTAAGTCTAGCAACTGGTATGCCATTTGCTCTAACATTAAATTGTGTTGCTACAACATCTATACTTGAGTCACAAGCGTGACCTGTTGTTCCTAAATCTCCATTTCTACAAAGTTTTGGCATTACTCTTCTTTATCTCCATCTCCATAAACTTCTCTTTCCATTCTCATTATAAATCTGTAAAATTCGTCTTCACTCATTT